TCGTGTCGGCATCGAGCGGGGTGTTTTGCTTCTCGGCTTGGATTTTTTTGTATTCGGCGAGCAGGGTGTTGATTTGCGTAGAGGAGCCGCGTTGCAGGATCTCGATCCGGCGGACAGCCTCGTCATAGGGCTGCATTGCAATCCAGGCCTCGACGCCCTGCATATAGGCGTCGGTCTTGGCGCGCTCCGTCGCGTCGGCGGAAACATACCCCCGGAGTTCCGGGTTCGCGGTGACGACCCGCTCCATGTGCTCCTGTTGTTCCCGCGCGATGGTCTTGGCGTCAGCCGCCTGAAACCCCTTGGACACACTGTCCTTCAGGACAATGTTTTCCGCCGCGAGGCCCGCGGAATCGGCCCCAAGGTCTTCCAGGATGCGCCGCAACCGTTCTCCCTTCACGTCGTCGGCGCGCAACAACGGCGCGTAATCCGGGTACAGCCGGTCGAACTCTTCGGCTTCGGCCTTGAGCTTGTCCGGGATTTCCACCGTCGTCGGGGCCTTCGGCGTCTCGGGCTGCGGCGGCGTTGCCCCGACAAGCTTGAGCCGTTCCACTTCCTGCTGCATCGCTTGCAACCGGCCTTCCGTGGCCTTGGCGTAGTTCCGCAGCTTCTCCAGTTCGGAGGCCTCCGCCTCGGGCGTGCCTGCGTCGGGTGCGCCCGCCTGGTCCGTCGGCTGTGCTTCGGCCGGCCGGCTTTCTTCCGGCGTCGCCGGGGCCTGCTCCTCGGGCTGCGGCTGGCTGCTGGCGGCCGGCTGTGCTTCCTCCGTCTGGGGAGTGGGCGACGCGGTGTCGGCCGTCGGTGTCGTCTCCGGCTGTTGCGCGGGCGCCTGGTCAGGTTCCGGCTTTTTCGCTTCGGGGTCACCAAACACGGCTTCGTGCGCCGCGATCATCGCATCAATCTTTTGCTCGACCATAAAATCCTCCAGTCTTGCCAGTTGCCGCATTGCGGGTCTGGCTGTCGGGTCCCTTGCGGGTAGCCGTCGAACTCGGCTCTACGCCGGTTTCGCGTTGCTTTGGCCGGTCATGTCACGCAAAAGCGACCGGCATGCTTTGATTTTCCCCTGTAAAAAAGGGATTTCTTCCAGTGTCGCCGTCTCCAATTTTAATTGGTCGCGGGAGATATACGTCTTAATCAGTTCGCATATTGCAGAGAAAGAGGAATCACCCCAGTGTCTTCGAATTTCGTCTATTAGCGCGTCTCTATTTTCCATCGCCGAACACCACATTGTGCGCTTTCGCCGCCTTACTGCTCGGCGTTTCCACGTTCATGGCCTCAATCTGCAAATCAACGCTGGACGTTTCCCCGCCTTCATCATTTGAAAGGCGCGTCCCGGTGCATTTCGCCTTGCATGTCAGGGTGACGTACTCGCCGGTCTTAAAATCACCGACCGTACGCCCAAGCTTTTTCAAGGACCCTGTATCCAGCGAGACCTCGAGCCCCCACGGAAATTCTCGCTCGCCCGGTTCAAATGCCTTGGTAGACTCTTTCTTTTCCGCCTTGGTCCGCGCCAGACTCTTCAAATCGCCATCGCTCATGCCGCTGCCTCCGAAAGCATCGGGGCGCCCTGACCACTTGCCGCAGGCTGTTCGCCGGCTTGGCCGGGACCGGCCGAAAGCTGCTGAAGCGTCTGGGCAAGCATGGCCTGCAAGGACTGGTCGGGCGTGATGCCGCGCGAATTCATTTCGTTGACCAACGTCTCCAACTTGGACTGCTGTTCGGCCTGCGCCTGCATGACCATCTGTTGTTTCTGGTTCGCCTGGATGGTGGCGTCATCAAAAACAAGGCTGGACGGAATCTGCATGGCCACGGCGATTTGTCGCAGGATATCCTTGAGGTCCACCATGGTGGACAATTGAGGATTCGGCAGGACAAGTTGCAGGAACTGCAAGAGACGTTGGGACTGGACTTCCTTGGCCATCAATGCCGTGGAACCAAGGGCGACCACATTATAGTCACCCTTGATATCCGCGCGGCCGTTGAAATCCATATTCCAGAAATAGAGCGCCGTGATAAACGGCACGGTCACATCATCGTCGAAGGTCTTGACCATCTCGGCGAGATTGATGCTCATGGCGGACATGAGCATGGACAGGCCACCAAGGGTTTTGGCGGCATCGGAAACATTGCCGTCGCCATGCACCCACCGTGGGACCGTCAGTTCGTCGCCCGCGTCATCAAAAACTTTAAGGAGGGCGAGATAGTCGTTGGTGTGGCTTTGCCCTTGGAAAAAGGCGATGGCGTTGCGAATGTCGCGGTCCTCGTCAAATTCGAGGACCTGGCCGCCGTGCAAATCCTTGGAATCCTCCGTCTGGGGGAAGGCGGACTTGTTGACGCCGACGATCGGTGCGTAGGAAAGCCGGGCGTTGTCCATCATGGCCCGGTACATGGCGTTCATGCCTAGTTGCGCGTGTCGGTACAGGCGGGGGATGCCCTGGCCGCAAATGCCGGACTCGTCCTTGCTGATCGTAAAAATCTGGAACGGATATTCCACGCCGCGAATCGGCGACCGGACCGCCTTGATAATTTTCTCGCCGAGCAGCCAGACGTTGCAAAAATAATCCTGTTGGACCGGGTCCTCACCCAGCTCCACGCCGCATTCGACCAGTTCGTCGCCCCGCAGCCAGCCGTACCGCTCCAGGACACGGAAACGGTCCAACTTCGGCGCCTCGGCGTTTTTGCCACCAATCTCACGCAGGGCGATCTCGTATTGGCGTTCGGTGGCGTCTCCGTCCTTGAATTTACCGAGATACTCGCGGATGGCCGTCGCGTTGAATCCGGCTTGCGTCGCCAGATCCAGCACGTCGCCATAGCTCATCAGGTACTCTTCCCAGACGCGGCGGCAGTCCTTCAGGCGCTTCGCGGACATGTCCCAGTAAAAATTCCAGACAGAGACACTGCGAAAATACGGCCGCATCTCCGCCGGGGATTGGTCCAAAGCCCAGGCCTCACGTTGGACCTGGCGGCCATCGGCGGCGGTTGTCGCCATGCTTTTGAGGCGCCAGACCTTGCGGGTCCGCTGATCGACGAGCGGGCCTTTATGGATGCCCATGCCGTAGATGCAGCCGGAGCGGATCACCTCCCGGATCGTTGCCCGGTAGGCCACCCGGTCCGGACTTTCGGCGAGTTGATCGCGCATGACCGTCGTCATGGCGTCCGCCCGCCGTTTCGCCTCTTTCTGGAGCGTTTCCTCGGCGACGGCATCGCCGTATTGCAGGCGGATCGCCGCGATAAACTGCATCGTCGCGGCGTCCAGCTGCGGCTCAGGCGTCGGCCGGATCTCCCAGTTCGTGTCGCCGGCCTGGGGGAAAAGGATTTCCATTAACCGCGCGGACACCGTGTCCGTTTTGACCCGCGCCTTGTTGATGTAGAGCTTGCTCTTGCCTTTTTTGATGCGCCGTGCCGTCTCGGGGTCCAGCTCCGAGACATACATGCGATAGTCCTGGAGCATCCGCCGTTCGAGCGGCTCACGGTCCCGCTGATCGGACTTGAACTCCGCGACCAACCGGGAGGCCAAAGATCCAAGCTGCTCAGCCACGGGCGCCTCCCTTGCCAGGAGCGCGGCCGGGAAGAACCGTGCAGTCTCGGTAGGCCTGCAATCGCCGGATAATCTTGGGGGAGAGCGGCAAGCCCAACGCGTTGAGGTGCCCTAAAACGGAGATGGTCTCGTTGACGGCGAGGTACATGACCATGCCGGCGCGAAAATCGATATGGAGCAGCCACGTCGCCTTGACGTTCAGGACGCTGTCCAGCGTGGCCGCAGCAAAAATGGCCAAAAAGTACACCACAAACTTGGCCAGGCCGTGCCGGAATTTGCGGATGGACAGACAGCCCCCCGCCCAGCCCCGGTAGAAACCCAGGGCGAAGTCCAGGCTCATCAACCACAGAAGGCCGGAGGCCAGTTTATCCCAACCACCGAGACAACCGACGACCAGGCCAAGCACCCCGGTCAGGCAGCCCTTGCCCAACCAGCCGACCAGCAGATCGCGGGCGACGTCGGACAGGTAGTCCCGGGCCGTCTCCCACATCATGCGGCCTCCAACAGGGAAAAGGCTCGCGCCGCCTCCGGGGAATCACGCATTTGCCGGGCGGCCAGCCGCAGCATGGCGAACGCTTCCGCGTCCGTCGCGTCCAGGCCCACATCCTGGGGCAGCCACGGTTGCAGCCGCACATAGCGATCCCGCCCGAGCAAGGCGGCACACTGCCGGTCAATCTCCTCGGACTGGCCGGCAAACACCACATCGAGCAGAGGCCGCGCCCATTTGGCCAGCCCCCAGTTCTTGGCCTCGTCCAACAGCACCGGCAACGTATGGCACCCGGTGCCCAAGGAAATCACCTGGGCATCCTCATGAGGCGCCTCGCAAATCGCCGCCATGGCCGGGTTGTTGGCCACCACGCCACCGTCTACACAGGCCCGGGACGTGCCGCCCATGGAATGAACCCGGCAGGGCTCAAAATACGTTGGAGCGGCGGCACTGGCCCGGGCCACGTCGGCCAGCAAAAAATCCTCGCGTGGCAAAATCCTGGCCTGACGCGATCGGAAAACGACCGTCTCCCGGGCCTCGATATCGTAGGCCACGGCCACCACGTCGGTTTGCACCGTGGAGAGCCGGCGATCCTCGAACAGCGCAGCAAGGCCGATCTCCAGTTCGCCCGCGTCGTACAGCTCGTCCGTCAGGCCGCCGAGGGACTCGATCCGCTTGGCCAGGGACCGGGAAAAAATCGCCGCGCCCCGCTCAAAATAGAAATCCGCGACGCGCTGCGCCGGGATATCGCCCGCCGCCAAGGCCAGGGCGATAATGGCGCCGGTGGACGTCCCCGCGAAAAGATCGACGCTTTCGGCCAACGCGTGTCCGGCCATGGCTTCCCATTCGGCCAGCACCTGCGCCGGAATCGCTCCCCGGATACCACCACCGTCGATGGACAAAATATTCATAAGCTCTTCTTTTTTTCTGATGGAATTTGACGATACAACACGTCAAGCTCCCTTATGATAAAGCCACAAATACCATTTAACTTTGCAAAGATTTTGTCGCATTTTGTACAGTCATCCCCTTTATCTCTTAAACAAACACAGCATTTTTCTTCAGGGGAATAAGTGCAAAATTGACATGAATCATCATATTTTCTTAGCCGCTTCATTGTTTTTCATTCAATGCTACGGCCGTGGCCCAAATTTTGTTGAACAGCTCCCGGGCCGCTTCCCCGGCGCCCTCCTTGGTCAGGCGGGTCATGTCCAGGATGTCTTCGCGCAGGCTGTCGAGCACGGCGTCCTCGACACCGAGTGCCCGCAGCCGCGTCACGCAGGCCCACAGCCACGTCTCCCCGGCCTTGAGTCTGGCCAGAAGCGTGGAAGGCGGCGTAGCTTGGGCGGTTTCGGAGACGGTCGGTCCGTCCGCGCCCAGGCCGGCGGCTTCGGAACCGGCCTGGGGCAGACGGAAACCCGTGCAACCTGGGAGGGCCAGCAGGCCCACGAGTCCGAGAGAGAGGAGCGCCTTGCCGGCGCCGGAGGGAAGCCTGTTTCGAAAGATGCCGAAAAGAATGACTCCGGCCGCGACGATGGCCGCGAGAATATTGGCGTCGGTGAACTCGTAAATGCGATCGAAAACCCAGAGCTTACACTGGATGCGGACATTGCCTACCAGCATGGTAAACAAACCGAACACCCCATAGGATGCAGGATTTTTCCCGAGGAACTTCGAGATATCTCCCGTCAGTGCCCAAAAACCAGAAGGAGCTTCTCCCACCGTCCGGACCACCGCAGGGCTTTCGGCTTTGGCATCCCGCAATCCCGCAGCCGGCAATACAGGTGCTGCGGGTTGCTCACATGCTGAAACCACATCCGCAGCCGACGGCACATCGGGATGGAAGGCGTGCCCATTGATTTCCTCCGGAAAAATGCCGGTCCGAATCATGACCGCGTTGCGATGCACCCGCTCCGGTGTATCCTTGGTGCCCCACTTGCTCTTGAGCATCTGCTGCGCGGCAAGTTCCCAATCATGCGCCCGGAGCGCGGCGATGGTGTTGACGAACTTCTCAGCCTTGCGGCTCCCGAGCTGATAAACGCCAGACACACAAACCGCTTGGCGCACCACATCGAGCTTCCGCCAGGTCGGCCAATGCATGTCCAATGCCTCAAGGACACGCTGGACGCTTGCTGCAAGTTCCTTGTCCGCCCGCTCTTGTGTCCAGACAACCCCCTCACACTCGTCAACCTCGTACTCATGGGCGCACATGTTGTAGCCCCAACCAATAGTCCAGATGCCGTTCTTGTCCTTGTACGCGACAAGACGGCATCCTTCTTCGAGCTGAATAAGCGTGATGAAGATTGCAAAAAAAGGGGACATGGCGGCCTCCCACAGGGACGGCCGCCATGTCCAAGGTCTGGAAGAGAGGAACCTTACGGATGAGACGGGAAACGACTGGGCGGCCGTTTGCTTATGCGGCAGCCTAGCATGGGTTTTTCAGGCCCGTGCGGAGGCGGGACAGAAAGGGACAGAATGCGCCCGGAAAGGGACAGAATGTGCCCGGAAAGGGACAGAATGTGCATGCTTATTTTTCTTGACAGGTTTTCGGCTTAACTCGCCGACTTGAGATACCGCCGTTTCCAGTCGAGCAAATCTTCCGCGTAGGCCTCGTAGGCGTTCCCGACTTTCTTGGCCGGCATTGGCGGGTCCATTTTCAAAAAGCTGTAGAACCGACGTTTCCCGACCCCGAGATAGCGCATAATTTGTTCGCGGTTGCGTAACATCTCTTCCGGCATGTTAATACCCCGCCACTTCGTCGGCTGTTGCCGATCGCGTCTGTTGTCGCCCC